CTCCAGACGTCAAATGAAAATTCCACGACCACCAGGCACAACTACCCGTGCAATAAACTCATCACAAAATAGCTATGATGCTGTAATACCTGATGCATACATTATTAAGATAAGCCTTAAAGCATTAATTGCTGAATCGAGAAACTTCATGTATCATATGTTATCACCTGACGGTCCTGTGCAGGTCTTAACTAAGCAAGCGGCAGATAATGATGTGATTGATAAGCAATATCAACAACAATTGGACATGATTAATGTCAATCCAAATATTGAAATACTGAATAATACAGGAACACAATTATTAGCTTAAGAAAAACTGCTAATAAATATAATATATGGAGGGTACATACCAAAACAACATTCCTAGTCTACAATCTTTAGGTGAATCGAGATATGAAAATATCTTTAAAATGTACAAAACAGAAGATAATCAATATTACTATAATATTTCAAAAGCCATATCTCTAGGAAACTACGAAGTAGATGATACAAAGGTGGCGTTAATTCAAGTTAAAAAGCGCGCTCCCTGGACAACAATAAGCTTCAATATATATAAATCGATAGAATTATGGTGGTTAATTTGCATTGTTAATAAAATAAACAATCCTGTACTGATACCTGCACAAGGCACCTATATTAAAGTTGTCAAGGCCGAGTATGTTAAACAAGTTTTAGATGATATTAAAAAAGCATTGATTTAAATAACCACATATATGGCAACCGATTATTATCATATTTTACCAATTGATATGCCGCTTGACGGTATACCTACTCCACAGGACTATTTAATTGACCCAAGCCAAGCTCTCGAGAGAGCTCTTCCTACAGGAAGAACGAGCATTAAAATACCGGATCAAAGCAAGAAGACTAATAATAATCTTGAACCTAACGTTGTTAATTTCACTAATACAGAAGGTACACCTCATACAATGGCCATTACAATTGTTACAACAGCCAACCGGTATATACAGATAAGACCCGCTTCAATTAAACAACTAGTACTCGTAGATGACGCACTAGGTCCATTTCACAATGGTTATTTGGTTATTGATAACACACTAGATATCCTAGAAAGACATATTGATGCTATAAATGAACAAAAAAATCCAGATGATGCACCTTCCAAAGGATTTTTATTCAAAGGTGATGCAAGAGATTTTATCTATATTGACATATTTCCTAACCTAACAACTGATGCTGCAGCTGCAGCAAAAGATGATCAACGTGAACTCATTAACAAATACTTTCGTATCAATCTGCAGTGCGCAATATATAATACTGAGGATATTATTGACAGTGAGGCACCTAGCGTAAAATATAAAAAATTATATTTTAGAGATCTTTACGAACAAATCCTACATGAAAAAAGCAGTTTCTACAGTACAGCTAATTTTTGTGAAAATAAAGATTTTACTAATATAAGCAATGCACAACGCTCAATACCTACACATGTTGCTATTAAAACTTTTTTAGAGAGTTTTTTTAATCAGGAGGACGGGTACCCCGTTACAATCACTAATGATAAAGAATTGTTTGACGTTGGCTCTTCACGAATCTTCTTTTCATCACCAGCTAATTACAAAGGCATTGATACTCTTACATATCTTCTTGAAAAGCATACATCGACTGCAGAAAACAATTATGATTTTGCACTTTTACAGCTCGATAGATGCACAAGAACCTTTACTTTGGAGAGCATTACCAGTATCTTTAAAAAGGCATTACAAAAATCTAGTGTTGCACCAGGCATACCTGGTCCATACTATCTTGAGACCTTTCTTCTTGGTGGGTATACTGATCTTTTTAATGACAGAGTACAGAATTCAACACAGCTACATCTATACGCACCATATCAAAATGTAGTCTTTATGAAGACAGCAGGTGTTATTAATAATTTTACATGTGATATGATGCCTGGTGAGCATACACAGGCTGCTGTAAATGCCAGTGTTGTACATAGCTACAATCACAACACCAAAGAATTTTCAATGGATATTACTGAGAATACATATGATGCATCATATGATGCATATGCAAAAAATTACGTGCAAACACTTAACAGCATTTACAATGCTAATTTTATACCTGGTACACATAAACAGACATCAAAAAACTATCGTAATGCGTTTACTGTGACAGCAGATGATGAAGACATATCAACACAAGCCAAGCTTCAACGGTTCAGCTGCGGCAGAAATAAGTTTTTAAAGTCGAGTATTTTTCTAAATCAAGTTGTTGCATTCAAAGTACCAGGCAGTACACACAGACAATCTAATCGATTCATGGGTGTGACCAGAAATTCTTCACTTCCTATCAGTGAATTCGATCAAAAAATGCTTGGAACATATTACATTACAGAGGTTAAACATATTTTTACAGGCGGTGAATATGCTAACGAAATAAAAGCCGTTAAAACATACAATCCTCAAAATATGAACACTGGAGATATAACAGGAATATAATATGGCTACAAGTAATACACAAGGGATTGACTGGGAGATATTCGACGCAGAACTGGCAAAGCGCATTAAAGAAGCAAATTTAGCACCAGTCCCCGATATCTTTGCAACTAATACCACTACAACAAAGGTTAATGATATAAAAGCACAGGCCGAACAAATATCTACAAAGTTGAGTAAAGATGTTGAGAAAAATTACCCCGACTTGAATGATGAGACAGCTAGTATATCTGCAAAACTCAATCAAAGCACAACCAAAGTCTCCGGTAAAAAGGTAGTAAGGACAACCCGACCTGAATTAACTTTTATAAACTATACAAATAGTATTAATTGCACCAAAGAATGTACAAATTTTTTAGATCTTGTAATCAATCTTACAAATGAAACAAAAATTGCAATTGACTTCTTTAACTGCCTCACATCACCTGATCCTATATCATGTCAAGTAGAGTTTTTTAAAAAACTTGAGCACGAAGATTTTAAGACTCTTGATAATGAATTTGTTTTTTTCTGGTACAAAAGATTTAAAAACACAATTGACGAAATCCAAGGCCTAGTTGAAAGTAATTTAGGCTTTAAACTTGGATTTTTTGCCGATTTTAGCGACAGTATTGGGACAATGTGTAATGCATCCTATAAAATCGATGATTCTACTGTACCAGTTGCTGATATGACGTGTTCTTTATATGGCCCACCGGCAGTCATCCATCCAACTCTTAATAGTAAAATAAGCGATACAACGAGATCTCTAATGACAGAAATGAGCCGCAAAAATACTGCAGTCATGAGAAGAAATTTAATCAGAATACAGAAGACTACTGATCTATATAATATCTTAATTGATTCAACCAAACCACATGGGCTGAATCTTGTAGCAGACATAAATTTCCTTACAAATTTTCAAGGATATTTACCAGATTTAGTTAATGGACTAAAACAGCTTCTAGACAAAACGTATGACTTTGTATTGTTTCTCAGCAATATTGATGATACAACAGCTTATAATCCTCGATTAATAGGCTCTGTACGTACAGGAGCAAATTTACAAAAAATTACTACACAGCATATTAAACTCAGTGTTGAAAACCGCATGCACTATGTTGATCTCTTGTTGAAAAAAATTAATAAATCATGTAGCGATAGATCTACCAATAAGACTCTTGTGGCCACAACAACACAAAAGACAAGAGATTCAAGCCTCAGTAATCTTACTAACCCTCAACTCAACAACACATCTGCAGTTAATAATAATATGTTTGGTGTAGCAAATCCAGAGTTTGTATATCAATCACTTCAGAATTTAACAGAGATTAGAGAAGATAATGCCATGACAACAGTAATAAACGGATTGCAAAAGTACATACCTTACACTAACTTCATAGGCGGATTAGGTAATTTAGGTAGTTTAGGCAGTCTTGGTAGCATATCTATCAGAGACCTCGGTTTACCTGGCGGATTTAACTTACCTACATCTATACCATCTTTGAGCCCCACATCATTTACGTCGTTTCAACCACTAGAAATGTCACAATCACTCTTTTCAATTGGTCAACAGTTCGCGGGATTCTCTCTCCCAGCATTGCCCATCGGTAACTTCCAGTCACTGTTATCTTTTGCCACTACAAACTTTGGATTCAAGCAATTGAACGTCATGCCCAAAGTATCAATCACAGGGTTCTTGAGTCTCATATCGCAATTTGCATCACTCATACCAGGAGCAGGGTTCATTGGACAAATACTATCATCCATAGGTTCACTCTTTGGTGGTGGAGCAGGATCAGGTACAGCTAAAGGTGGACTTGAAAAACTTCACGAAGGTTTCAACAACCAAGATTAACTTTCAATATGTTTAACTTCTGTTTTCTCAGGAACAACTTGTGTCTGTGTCTCAATTGCATTTAAATTCTCAACAGCTTGTGCCATTAACGCTTTAAATACTTCTTCTCGTGTCGCTAAAAGCTTAGTATTATGTGTTGTCTCCGCCAAGTCTTTTCGTGACTCAATATCCATTGTTTTTGCTTTAATAATTGTCTCATTACGTTTTTCTGCTACTATAAGCTTATTGAGCGTCTCAATAGCGGAAGCTGTAGCGTTTATTAACTCTGACAATGATGATATGTCTCGAGATTCTGGCGCAGAACTCACAAAATCTTTCATGTTATTCACCACGTCTAAACTTTCCTCTACCAATCTACCTGCCTTTTCAATAACAAACTTTTCCATTGTCTCTTTTGTGAGTGGATCTGACACCTTCTTTACCAATTCAACCTTCTTATTGGCGTCTTCTAATTGATTCAGAAGATCTCCCACCATTTCATTGAGTTCATCGCTCATACTAGTATTTATACACTATTGATTTTTATATACATGTAGTTATACTACAACTATGCAAGCAACAGACGCGAATGATCCAAATCTTATGTATCTACCAGTATTAAAATTTGAAAAAACACACGAACTGGCAAAGCTACCTACAAAAAACAACACTTCAGATACAGGTTATGATGTATATTCTATTGAATCTAAAGTTGTACCAGCAAGAGGATCGGCAATCATTGCTGTTGGGTTAAAATTTGCTGATATACCAGAAGGATATTGGGTGAAGGTTGAAAGTCGAAGTGGCTTGGGAGTCAAGCATGGGATCTTTGCACATCCTGGTATTATTGATAATGGCTACAGAGGCGATGCTGGGGTGAAGCTATATAACCTTGCAGACGCTGATTATCAGGTCAATATCGGTGATAGAATTGCACAATTTGTCATATACATGAACATACACATGGATATTGTGTGGGGAACAACGACAGAGTCTTCTCGTGGTGAGAAAGGCTTTGGATCATCAGGTAAATAATGTCAAACTTTAATAATCTGTGGGTGGAGAAGTATAGGCCAAAAAGTCTGGCTGATCTTGTTGTTTCACCAAAAAATAAACTTAGCATTGAATCGTTCAAGGAAAAGCAAGAAATACCAAATCTGTTATTTCTTGGTACCCCTGGTCTTGGTAAAACTACTCTGGCAAAAATCATAGTAAATGACATTCTAAATTGTCAGTATCTGTATATTAACGCAAGTGATGAAAACGGCATTGATACAATTCGCAATAAAGTAACATGTTTTGCACAAACAAAAAGTCTAGATGGTAAGATTAAAGTCATTATTCTGGACGAGACCGACGGATTATCTTTTGATGCACAACGTGCTTTAAGAAATACCATTGAAGAGTATGCAAAGATAACCAGATTCATCTTAACAGCAAATTATAAATACAAAGTTATACCAGCACTGCAGAGCAGATGTCAGTCATTTGATTTGACACCACCAATTGAGGGAGTGGTGCGCCGTTGTGTAGATATTCTCAAGACTGAGAAGATTGAGATTGGTTCAGTACAAAAAACTAAACTGTTAGAATTCGTTAAATCAAACTACCCTGACCTACGCAAATGCATAAATGAATTACAGAAAAATTCTTCAAGTGGTTCCCTACAATTAAATGACACAGATCATAATAATATCATTGAGTTAATTGTTACTGCCATTACTGAAAAAAATATCAACAATCTTCGCAAAGCATTAATTGAAAATGAAGCTCATTTCAATGCTGACTATGTGTCCTTACTGCGCAATATGTTCAATTACATTGACAAGAATGTGTCTGATGGCAATTCAAAGAAGATTTGTTTACTTACAATTGCAGAATTTTTATACCGCAGTGCATTTGTTGTTGATCAAGAGATAAACTGCTATAGCTGCCTGATTACGCTAGCAGATAAGAATTTACTTCTTAGGTAAATAATTTGCTGTATATTTTGCAGGGTCTCTTTGACCTTCTGCTGGGCTAGCGGGGATTTTAATATTTTTATTTGTTAACTCACGGTCACCCTTGACATTCTTTTTTGCACCATGATCAGAAAGCCTTGTTTGACTCTCAGGCTTCAAGAAAGGCACATCATTGGCTTCACTTTCCACTTCTTTGGGCTTAATATGTGTAGTATCTGGTCTAACGAAAGCTGCAGGTACAGACGGAAGATTAATACCATCATCTTTTCGCTTTAAAAGATTAGCAGGCACCACAAGTATGTCTTGACTGTAGCGCCCTGGAGCAGTTTCCTTTACAACTTCAATAGCAAAGCTATACCCATTATAATCTGGGTTGCCTGCACCCTGTACAGCAGGAAAGGTTGATTTTACAGATTTTACACGTAGATTTAACCCTGAATCCATGAAGGATTTAGCTAATTCCTTGATTTGCTCTGGTTGTTCAGAAAAAAATTTATCCTTTAAAGCATTCTCTGCAAATTCAACTACATCAGAGGCCAAGAACCCACCAAATTGATACCTTCCCATGGCAGATTCATATAACTCAACAAAACGCTTCTTCATCAAAATTATTTAATGGTCCTTGTTTCATAATATAGTTTTTTCTATAAATATTTTTGTGGCTAATGTTAATCTAACAACCCTTCGTAAAGAAGAATCTACACTGGATACACAGTATACATACACAGATCTAGCTCTTGATTTGACATTTGAATATTCAAGAGGTGATGGACTTTTTAGAAAGAAAACAATAAAGGATCTTAAGAATGATAAAGACTATGCTGCAATACGCAATTCCATCTTTAACATCCTGACAACCACACCTGGTCAGAAGATATTGAACCCATATTTTGGCTGCAATTTGATGCAATACCTCTTTGCACCTGTAAACCAGACAGTCGCAAAACAAGTTGGTGATGAGGTATACCAAGCAATTACTGCTTGGGAGCCTCGTGTCAATGTTGAGAAGATACAGGTCATTATGGACGAAGATGAGCACCAATACACTATTAATCTGTTTGTAAAAATACCACAACTAAGAGGAGGTGTGATAAAGTTAACCGGTACATTAAGTAATTCCGGGTTTTACTACACATCTACTACATAATTTATGTCCACAAAGTTTAATGATTATAGTTTAAATGCTGACGCTTATACAGCTTTTGATGCGCTTAGTTTAAAGAGCCTTCTTGTTAAACGTCTCAACGATACTGGTATTTTTACAGATCAAAACTTTGAGGGAAGCAATATTTCTGCATTTATAGATATTATTGCATATGCATATCACGTTCTCATTTTTTATCTCAATCAAACAAGCTCTGAAAGTACATTCTCTACTGCACAATTATATGAAAACATTAATAAGATTGTCAAACTTATTAATTACAAGCCTATAGGTTATCAAACTGCCATCTTACCCTTTAAAGCTGTGTCGACCGAAGTATTACCTCAAGGAATCTACACAATACCAAGATATTCATATTTTACTCTCAACGGAATTCATTATACATTTACAAAAGATACAACATTCTCAAAGCTCACTGAAGCCATTGAACCTCTCACCTCCTTGCAAGACGAAAACGTCCTATATCAAGGTACAATTAATGAATATCCAATATATACAGCTACTGGTGTGCCATTTGAAGTATTGACTATGGTGCTTGTGAATAATAACGGTGACAACATTCCCATTGATCACTTCAATATTGATGTGTATGTTAAAAACAATACTATATTAAACCCTGTTTGGGAAAAATGGGAACCAACTGAATCTTCTTTTTTGGAGAGAAGCAATTCAAAGACATATGAAATAAGGCTCAATGAAGATGAAAGATATGAGATAAAATTTGGCAATGGCATTAACGGAAAAAAACTATCTGCTGGTGATCAAGTTGCAGTCATGTATCTAAGAACAGATGGTACGTTAGGTGAAATAGGACCAGGTGTGTTGAACAACAATACTCTTTTTTATTATAGAACTCCATTATCACAAGCCATACTAACTGATACTGTTGCAACAGATTTAAATCTTTTGCCAAATGAACTAGTTTCTGCGTTGACATTTTCTAATGTTGATCCCTCAACGCCTTTTGTGACCCGCGAAACTGCTGCTAGTATTAAAGCTAATGCCACAAATACTTTCAGAAGCCAATACAGACTAATAACAGTCAGTGATTTTGCTAATTATATTAACAAAAATTATAGTAACTTGATAGCATCTGTGCAAGTAGTTAATAACTGGGACTACCTCACTGGTCATATGAAGTATTATTTTGACATGGGCATCACTAATCCAAGCCTGGAGTCCCGTGTGCTATTCAACCAGGTAAAATTTGCTGATTCTTGTAACTTCAATAACATATACATTTATGCTGTTCCACGATTAGAAAAACTCACAAGTTATGTTACCCGCACAAACTACCTCAATAGCTCATTGAAGCAATTAATAATGAATGATATGCAAGGTATAAAGCTTGCCACAGCAGAAATTATTGTTAATGATCCAGTTTACATGGCGTTTGATTTTGGAATTAGAAGCCCTGGTGAAGATCTATCTCCTAGCATAGCTGATACCTCATATTTTGAAGTAACACGCGATGTATATGCAAAAAGAAATCCACAATCAATACAAAATTCTGTCTATAATATATTTAAATCATACTTCTCAACAACAAAAGATAATTTAGGTACAACAATTAAAATTACTGATTTAACTAATTCTATTCTCGCAATTGAAGGTGTAAAAGATATCAATACAAAGCGTAAAATCGGCAATACTATTATTACCACCCCAGGCATTAGTTTCATTGTGTATAATCCTGTTTATCCTAACAAGGATATTGATATAGTATCACAAAATCTACAATTACCCTATTACAAATATCCTTATATTCATAATGTCCTTGATTTTATTAATAAAATAACTGTAGTTACACCCTCGTTGCAACAAATCACAACTACGGAGTATTAATTATGCCAAGTTTTGATGCAACAAACGCAGCAAAGCCCAGTTTTGCATACGTATATTTCGATATTTTTGATTATACAAATACTTCTACTACTTCGAGCTACTCATTTCAACAGACACCGTTAAGCTTTGTTCCTGATATTACAAATATTAGTGTGTTATCAGGTAAAGTAATATCCAATAAATCTATACTGTGGGATTTTGGTGATGGTGTAACATCCCGCGAGTTTACTCCAACACATTGGTACAAATGGCCTGGACGATACACAGTTAGTCTAACTATTTTTGATGAAAAAAATACGCCATATAGAAGTCTCTACATACCTACAGTGACCATTCATAACTTTGTACCAGATGCAATTGATTTCGCTACAACGAAAAAATTTCTATATGACATGCCTGCAAGTAGCTTTACTGATCCAATTAGAGTTAATATGTTTCGAAGCTGGCAACAAACTAGAAATCTAAGCTCATATGGATTTACTGTAAATCTTTATGCATCAGGTGCTGCAGCCAACTATGCAAATGTTGAAGAGTATTATAATGATAAATGGGCTCACTTAAAATCTTTAAGCCGGTTTTACGAACGTAGAAAGTTTAAAGACAGTAACAGCGAGCAATACATTGTAACAAATCAATTAACAGCTTATGATGATATTCTTTATGGTGTTGTATCAGGCGGAGAAATAAAAAAATGCTCTGCAGATATTGAAGGAAGTTTTGTTATTGGCAGTTCTGCTACTGCTATTTTTTATTATGTTGATGATCGGCCTAAAGCCTTTACTGCAAGACAGCTCCCTATTATTATTTTCGCGACCTTGGACAACAGCAATGTTATTGACCGTTTTACAATTTATAATGATCAGTATATCAATACAAATCCTGCTCCGTACAGCTATTTAAACACCAGGCCTGCAGTATTACCTATCATTAAAGTGCGCCATAACCCTGCCACCACACTATCAATAACTACTAATGGTATTGACGGTGAAGGTGATCTTAAAATTAGCTCTTTCTATTTACCTGAAATAAGCTTTCAAAACACCCAAATACCTGTCACTGTTCGAATGAAAGATGTACATGGATTTACCACAAAAACATATCCACCGCTCTATTGCACGCAGCAAGCTGCAACATCTGCAGATATTTATGACACACAGATTGGTCTTGTAAAAATTGACAATGACGGCAATCGAATAGCGGTGCCGAATATTAAAATGTATGATGATTTTGATAATGACGCTCCCCGTGAAATTGGTGCGTTTTACAAAGGATACATGGTAGCTAATACTGCCACTACAAATTGTATTCTTACTGCTTCACTATCAATTAAAGATCCACTTAACTTCCCTTCAGATTGCTTACTTGGCTGGATTGCGGCGCCTAATAATGATTCTGTAATTAGATTCTTTAGACAATTTTATTTTGATTTTTGTAACGGGTCTCTAAACGTAACATTTTCTGCAATACAAGATTCATATAATGTGAACGGGTTGCGCGATATTTACTCCATTCAGGTTGCCCCATCTGGTGCTGGTGATGGCAATGATTATCAGACTTGGATGGCTGATGGTGTCCGTGATCAAATTATTAAACTGAGTATTTACGGTGAATTACTCTCTGCATTTTCGCTTTCTGCCATGCCAACAGCCATATATAAACCACTGCAGAACACATATGATGTGGTACCAATCGACTATCGTTCACGTGATATTAATAGTGCTGCACCAGGTAGCATGGTACTAGATGGTAAAAATAATCTGTGGGTTGCATTGTTTGACAGTGTTTCGTGTATAAAAATCGACTCAAGCAAAGGCCTTGTAACACATATCGCTGTACCTGATTCCATGTTGCCAGGCTTTGAAAATTATGCGTTAACTGCAAGTGAACTATATAATCTACCTGCGCTGAGCGGTTTTGCCGGTGAAAATTTATTTTTACCAGCTAGTATTGACACAGATTATGAGAATAATTTGTATGTTGCATACACACATCCTGTAGCAAACGTGTTGGTAAAATATGATACCACAGGAAAGCAATTAAGCAGCACTTGGTTACCATGGGTAGAACAACCAGCCGGAATAATCGTTGATCGTGATTCAAACGTTTGGGTAGCAGTAATAAACCTGCATACCAATGAAACATCTCTAACAGCTCGTAATGACTTTTTATACAAATTCGACACCAATCTAGATTTAGTACAAGGGTATCCGCTTACAGGGTTCAAAGGCATTGGTGATTTGACTCTTGATGGTAACCAAAACCTTTGGACATTTCATGACCGCGAGACTATTGTAAAGATAGATGCACAAACAAACGAACGCACAGAGTACCCTGGTGGCTCAGGATCAAATCAATCAAGTTACATTCAAAGCATTGGTGCCATAGCAGCTGATACTTCCGATTACATATGGGTAGTCAATTCACTTGAAGGTAAAATTTACTTAATAGACACATATAGCAGCCCATATGTCACTGTTGATGACTATATTACAAGTGATTTATATGCAATTCCAGGATATACATCCTTTAAAGTAACATCTGCTTATTCTGAAAAAGCGTTCGTTGGGTATGGTGATTGGTTAGGACACAGATGGGTTAACAAGTATATGACATATACAACTCTTCAACGTGTCATTACAGGCGAGACACCCGTATTCAATATATACCCTTTAAGTGGCCAACAAAGCATCATGAGTGTTAACGAGAACTTTGATGCATTAGATTTTTACAAAAACCTTGCATATCAAAACATATTAATTGATAAAAAGGTACTTTTTGATAATTTCATTGGATCTGCTATTGGTAGCTTGGCATCAACACCCAATACCCTAGGCAAGGTTGTATATAGTAAGATTGCTAATTTCACTGACAGTGTAGCAAATGTAGATACTGCAAATCTCAACCAATTAATTTCATTCTGTCAAGAACTAGCGGTTGATTTTGAATCATATAATTACCCGTTCCCCCCAGAGCTTCGAAGAATCATTGACTTATGCTCCATAAATCAAAAAAGATTGTGGGGTGAAAAAAACCAATTCAATCTTGATTTTGATATCAAGCAAACATACACAGAAGATTCACCTTATGGTAAAAACATAGGTGTGCAGGTATCGATACTGTCAGGATTGGTTGCAACAGGTGAACCCATTGTTGCTCGTGAGCTCTTCACTGACAGATACAATCTCGTCAATGTGCCTGCTATTTCAACCAATCCATTTGGACAAATTGTGCCTTTATCATCATGGAATGACAGTTGGGGGTGGGGACTCATAACAGCTCCACAGATATCTGGTGCTATGATTAAAGATTTCTACAAGTTCTACAGATATAAGACATATACACCAGATGTTGTCTTTAACAATGTCATTGACTGGGCAAACCCTAGAAACACACTTACATTCAACAACAGCTCATATGAAATGTGGTCGAAAGACAATGGACTTGTGCAGAGTCTCATTACATATGAACTAACAAAAGGATTGCGGTTATTTTTGAGCGGTAGTAACTTAGCATATAATAATTAAATATTTCAATGCAACAGTTTACAGGCTATATTAAGGATACTGTTGAGAATTCCATTATTGCAGATCCACAGAATTTATATGCTGTTGATAACAATAAACCATTGCCGTTTACTGCTTGGCTCTCGTACAACAATGCACTCTATGAAGATACAGGTTCATATTTAAAGAATTATCAAGCGTACGTAAATGATTGGTTTGCTGCTAATAGCAGTAAATCTGATGGTAGGGGTGATTTTACACGCTCACTGTATGTTGATTTAATAAAAGAAATTTCAATAAATTTCACAACACCAGACGAAAAACGGTTTTTAACTAATCTTAATTTTACGAATAGTAGAGACATGGCAACAGCTCTGCCTTTCTTCTCAAAGAAAATAAAAGATGTATGCTTGTACTTCTCAAGTGTACGGGATCATGTCAAACATGCATCTGTGCAGCATAACCTAAGAGGTTCAACGTTTGGTATAGAGACTGTTCTCTATAATGAATTGCTCAGATATCTGAGCACAGAAGACAGCTACATCACACTCCGTTCATTAGGAATGTCATTAACAGCCATTCGTGATTCACTCTCATTTAAAATAGAAGAGTTATATGATAGATACAGCAACTATTTTGATGTCAATCCTCAGACCCCTTTATCAGCATATGACAGCAGTTACGGGACAAGAAAAGAGTTTTTTGGTGCAAATGTAATTGATGTTGATCCTTATTTGTTTACCAATCTGGAGGGCACGATATCCACAGCAATCACTAACGCAATCACTGCATACCCTTTTTATCTCAATGAGCTGGGAACACTGTTCACAGTTAATCCCAAAGTAAGCGCTGATCAGCTCTATTACTTGCAAGATAGTGACTTTATTAGCACAATAAATGATGCATCATTGGAGAATCTCAACATTTTAAACAAACGCTTACTCACACAGAAATTCATAGGCACAGATTACTACTATCTTTCTACAGGCAATACAGCTACAAGTATTGTTTCAGGCTTATTATTCAAAGCAGCTAACGACTATGCAAATTTTGCAAACAAAAGATACCCCTCTATTGCAGCTGTACCAAGTAATAAATTTTTAATTAAGCCCACAGAACTCGGACTATTCTTTAAGCCCGATAAATTGGGCATTCTAACCTTTACTAATTTTAACTTTTACCCAACAATCGATATAGAGAAACTCGCACCCAACTCTTTATATGTGTTTCCAGATCCCTTCAAACAAGGAAACATTTCAGCTGAAACTGGCTCAGTGTTTGATACACCATTAAAGTTTGTTGAAGATATAACTCTAACAAAATCTGATGCATCTAATAACTATAGTTTTGGTGACATCATTTCTGATAGTAAATTGCAACTGTTCAGAGGATACCAATCTCGTGAACAGACTTTGGAATATTCTCATCAAGGACTATCTCGATATACTGACCCAACAGATTTCTTTCAAGGTGAACGAAAGAACTTATGGGCCAATAATGATATCTTTCCTCAAAAACCTGCAGGGTTTTATGACATTGATGCGCGCACAAAAGCACTTCTACCCATAAATGAAACACTTGTGCAATACAAGAGTGATGTTTTCGGTAATGACTACGGGTTATATAAAAAGATATACAAAAATAAAGATTTAACAAGAGCACAGTCATTAGTTGATCAAGGTATATTTAGAAGCGATGCAACGATTTGTCTTATAGCTAATGGACACACATTTTATGATGCAATCTCTGGATATAATTTTGATTATACTACATATGATCCTCTACGCAAATACTCAGGCATAATTACAAAAACAGCACCAACCCTGCAAGGGTTAGACGAACATTGGACAAAAGATCTTTCACTGTACAAGAATGGGCCACCCATATTAACACTCTCAGGTGTACATGTTGATTTTATACTATCTCAAAGATTTCAACCAGACTTATTTTGCGATAGTTCAAACTATATTTATAATAATTTTGATTGCAGTATATATGATTGTGTTTCGTTTGTACCGAGTACATCATCAATGTATCATGATCCATTAACAGATACATCTGAATTTGTATCTGATGACAGTCTTTTATACTACAACACTTTAATTGACGGAGCAGCAAGTCGCCGATCTTCTCCTCCAACCTACCGCCCTAGTTATCTTTACCGCCCAGACTTCACTTTCATGCCATCTGGCAGCACTGTGGGCCTGATGGATGGGTTCTACATGACAGTTGCAAGTGCTGATCCTTGCACAGACATATATAGGTATCCAGATCCATACTTCCTTAAGAGCCCATTCTTTAATGTACCCACAAACAACAGACTATCAAAATACAACACAACGTTACCAGAAGTTACAGAAGCTGAGTCATTATATGAGGCAAGAAACAAGGTGTATGGTAGTTTTTACTTTAGAAACAACAATTCATCCACACTTCTGCCAGTTTCTGCAGCCTTGAGCGGTGTATTCATAAAATACAATTCTGAAATTCGTGAAGATGTTAACAACCGCATTATTAATTTTGACATGTTTTATGACTTGCTCTTCATTGAAACAGAGAATTATGTGTTGTTTGAAAAGCTTTACTTTAACTATGAAGATAACATGCTCTATGGTAATGCAAGAGCTGATACTGTAATATACAAGGGTGATCATCGCGACTTTGAAGATATTTCATTGCCTTGGCTAAATGAAGCAAGAAAAGAACTGTTTTTTGTCAAGACAACATTATTTCATGATTTAAGTTGTTCCAATCAAAAAATTGTGTATCCTGAGATTTATACTGTCAATATTAACAGCGGTGATGTGGTAAAGCTTTACCCTTTTAACAAGCATGTAACACGTGAAGATGTCAATACATATTCGTTGATTGAAACTGATCCTTATGTTAAGATTAATATTGTTGAAACTGAGAAGCCACTTATCAACTACAATGATGATACAAATTATTATGTCATCTCCTTCTTAGGCAAAGATGTATCAAATCTGTTCTACGTGTACAGAACATCATTCAAGTACATTGTTGATAAGCTTGAAATTGTTGAAAATAGCTTCTTCAAGCCACGCGTTGATGTATATTCAGAAAATTTTTGTGACCCTGTAACAGGTCGTTATTTTAGAGAATACACTAACAAGTTTGATAATAAGGACGCAGGATACATTGATGATGATGGTACATTCACATTCAATATTGAAAATCCTGATCCGTTCCCTCCACATACCCCCACAATGACTGCAACACAGACACCCACTGTGACGCCAACACCTACACAGACACCCACAATAACTGTTACCCGTACTGTGACAATGACACCCACCAAGACACCTACTGTTACGCCAACTTACACCAGACCTGCAACACCCACACCCACACCAACTATTACAAGTACATTGACATATTCTGTAACACCTACCAAGACACCTACACAAACAGTCACAATGACTGATAATCCAGATCCTCTGCTTGAACCGACACCACCACCTACTCGTACACCCACCAAGACACCCACTGTGACACCCACAATGACAAGTACACCCACCAACACACCCACCATAACATACACATCCACACCCACATTGACCATTTCCGTGACCCCCACACGTACAGTTACAGGTTCTGTGCAACCTACACGCACTCCAACCATCACACCCACTATGACACCCACACGAACACCCACATCCACCATTACACCAACTGCATCTGTAACATCTTCACCTACCGCCACACCGACGCGAACAACAACACCTACTGTGACACCTACTGTGACGCCCACACAAACTGTGACACCCACACACATTGTAATTGTTGAGCCTATACTTGATTTAGTTGCCACATACCAACCTACAGTGCCTTGTGTTAGAAACTTTATTACAAACAATTGCACAAACGGAGGATTTCAAGTTATTGTTGATGCTGGTGCATACAATCTTGTTGATGCCACTCAAGTAACACTAATTATCAATGGCGGCATACACTCAACAGCCAACGTTATTAATGGGTATGCAACATTTACTCTTCTACAATTTGACGGCAATATGGCAGTTCGTGTGCAAGCGCAAAATAACTTTGGATACATAAGCAATATGCTCACTGTTGTTGTACCAGCTTATCCTGATACTGTGGCTGAGCCACCTGTAATAGCAGAACCGCCAACTGTTCAAGTTGTATCTGTTAAAGCGCCAAGAACACCTTGTGGCGTCAACCCATATACAAATAAGTGTAGTTACGGAAGCACACGTCTACTTGTATATGCTGGCAAGCTATGGCAAAGCACTGAAAGACGCGCATCAAAAGTTACACTATACATCAACGACGTGCCATACGGGACAATTAACTGCACACAAAGCAATTCTTCCGGTAATTATAATTATGTTGATATCAACGAATACCTAGGATTTGATAGCGATACACAATATGCAATAAGAGCAGTTAATGAATTTAATACTCTTAGTCAGATAACATATGTGAAGATTCCTTCATATCCGTTCCCACCACCGCTCCCACCTGCGCCTCCCGTACCTTCTGTATCTTATACAATACTTAGAAATAATAATTTAAACCTAAGAGAGCTTTATCTATCCATGTCTGGAGATAAAACTAATAAACCAGTAAATGCGACATTTAATATCAGCAACGACATTGGCAGTACTGCCATTAGTTCACCTGCAATATATACTGGCTCATGGCCTCAAGGATCAACTTTAACAATTAATAATAATAGTTACATTACTGGAAGAGGTGGTGATGGAGGTGCAGTCGCGACGTCAGGTAATCCAGGTGGACCTGCCATAATCCTACAGTATACTGCCACAATTAATAATTATGGCGTCATAGGCGGTGGCGGAGGTGGAGGTGGAGGCGGGAGACACAACAGTAGCTCATCATTCGCAGCGGCACTCTACAAGCCAGGCGGTGGTGGCGGTGGAGCTGGTATAGTACCGGGCTCTGGTGGCACTGGTAGTGGTGGATCAGGGGCCGCAGGAACAAAAACAGCTGGCGGAGCTGGAGCGGGGGGAAGAACCTTCGGAGGTGCTGGTGGCGCCCTCGGTCAACCTGGTGCCGGGTCCTCCAGTGGCATAACTGCAGGAGGTGCCGCTGGTGCAGCTATTGTTCGAAACGGATTTGGACTAACACTTAATAACATAGGATCAGGAGTCGTATATGGTAGTACATCATAATAAATCTTAAATATAGAAAAATAATATGTCATACAACATTTTAACTGATAATGCAGAGGCGATTCTGACAGATCCACCTAGTCTGCAGAACATTGTGGTGGAGTACATGACGCCTACACCCACGCCAACAATTACCAGAACTGCCACCCCAACACGTACACCCACACCGTTTCCAACAAGAACGGTAACTCCAACACCAACACTCACTTATACTACCACACCAACATACACACCATCAGAAACACATCCACCTACACGTACACCCACTCCAACACGCACACGTGCATCCACACCCACTCCTTCACCATCTCATTCACCATCACCCACACCCACTGTCAATGTTTGTTTGGACATGGCAATTGACAGCCGATCACTTGATTGCTATTCAGGTGATGGTGGTTCTGGTGATTATGTTCGTGATCTGTCACCAGCCGGAAGCAACGGGCTTATCATAAACCGTGTTGGTATGGACGAACATAGATTCTTTGCATTATCATCCACCACAAAATCATCTCTAACCAGTTACACTGGCATTGAAACAGATTTTAATTTCGATATGGAAAATTTCACCTTGGCAGTTGTTGTGTCTGGTGAATATTCAAATATGCTCAAGCGTTACATAGGAAAAGGTGCATGGAACTTTGAACCTGGATATGCAATTAAACAACAAGGGCGCAAGGTTATTGTTCAATTGGGCTCCAGTTCAACATTTTATAACATATATCACAAAACACAAAACGACGTTTTATTTGGAAGCAATTTTTATCACATAACGTTCACAGTGGATAACTATAGTTTGTATAAAGCTCGGCTTTACATCAACGGCATACAACAATATCTCATACCTTACAGTCAAGATCTGCAAGATCAATATCGCATCCTGCCAGTGAGTGGATATGAGCTCGATTTATCAGGCAATCAATTTGATTTGAATGGCATTTCAAACACTCCATTTGCCATTGGGGCAACGCTCAATGCAAATGATTTCTTCAACATAGAAGGGTTTGATGGATTGATTGCTGGTGTTAAAACGTTTGATTGTGCAATTAGTGAAAGTGACGTATTAGCAGATTTAGCTAATTTTTCCAGCATCACAACACCCACACCCACACCAACGTTAACCATGACCCCAACCCCGTCACCCACTGTGACAAGCACAACATTTATAATTCCAAACACAAGGCTCTGTGTGCGCAATGCTGGTAGCAGGGAGATGAACGGGACATACACTTTAATACCCAACAATTCATACTACACACAAGATGGTTCAAGCACAGCAATTCTTTACTTTGGCTCATGGGATGCCCCCAATTGGCAGTTTTACAAAGGTAATCTCAAATATTCGAACCCCTCCAATACACCATATGTTGTTCCGAATTTTGGATGGGTACAGGAGCTGGGGGATTGGCCACCACCTGATGTCGCTCTAGGTGCATGTGCAGCCACACCTACACCTACACGGTCATTGACACCCACACAGACACCAACATTGTCACGAACACCCACACAGACGCCGTTTGGCACCCCAACTGTAACACCAACAATTACTATAACGCCAAGCATGACACCCACCATTACACACACGCAGTTTATGACCATGGAGTACATGTTAACATCGTACCCAGGTGCCATCTACCTAGATCAACAACTGGATACACATAAGGACATTGTCATCACCTTTGAATATTCATGCTATGGCTCACAGGTGTCTGGTGGGGAAGGATTCTGCTTATCCTTTGTGGATTCCTTCTTATCTCCACTCACTGGTGGCGGGCCCGGACCTTCATTAGGTTATTCTAAGCTTGATGTGTATCGTGAAGATGATAATTTGTTAAGCCGTGCATTATTTACCGGAATACCTTTTGGTGTGCTGGGCATCGGGTTTGATCTCACAGGAACATTTTCAACATCTGGTTATGGATTGCATGGATTTGCAAACCCCATACCCAACACAGTAGGTGTCAGAGGACCAACAAACAGATATTTTATACCTGAGCCTGCACCATCAGGCACACCCACACCCACAGTAACGCCAGTGACACCCACACCAACTATTACATCCATCACACCCACACCGACACCCACTCTTACTACAACAAGAGAACCACAACCCACATTCACATTGACTGTGACACAAACAAACACTGCAACAAGCAAATCCACACCCACACCGACAGCGACACCCACATTGTCCCTAACAAGAACACCTACACAAACTTTAACACAAACAAATACACCCACAGCTTCTGTGTCACCAACACAGTCTGCCACTGCCACACCAACATTGACAATAACAAACACTGCTACACCCACAGTAACGCCTTCTGTGACTTGTACACCAGGAATGACACCAACAATAACACCAACCTACACACTTACATCTACTGCCACACCAACACAAACTATAACAAGCACTGTATCAGTAACACCCACAATGACACCTACAAAGACTTTTATACCCACACCCACAATATCTGTTACAAGAACACCCACACAAACACCTACATTTACACAGACAAGCGGTTTGACACCTACCCCCACACCGACGATGACCATGACACATACTGCAGTGTATGGTATACGACCACGTGTGGGTACAATGCATAGTTCCAACAATGGCACTACATGGACATGGAAAGTGAAAAATTTATCTCTTGATTGTACTCAAGTTACACTAATGTATACAGCAGACGGCATAAACTGGAATACTATTAAAGGTGATGACAGCAGCACAAGAATCACACAGCTAGCCACGGTACAAGACACATTCTATACTGTACAATTGATTGAAGGAGATGGTAGCCGTAAGTCTGCATCTACACCAGCAAGGTTTAACCCTGTTAAGAACATATTCATTCCCGGTTTAATAGATCCAACCACCGATAGAGAGAGAGGACCAACAACAGGTGAAGATGATGTCCTTTTAGAGCTATAAGCAACAATAAATATAATATATGTCAAATGTGATTAAAATTACCAATCTTCCTCAACTAATGGGACCACCTCTGGCTAGTGACTTTCTTATTCTTCAAGGAGATACAGCAACATATAGAATTTCTGTTAATGATTTTCTTACAAAATGGGATGAACAGAAGCTTAGTGATAATGAAGCAATAATGTCAATATCATCAGATAATCCTGGAATTTATGTGCGGCGCAATGGCAATGATGTCACTCTATCAAACCATGGTGTTTTAACCCTTTCAGCCGGTGATGGCATTACCCTTTCAAACTCAACTGGAAATATCAAAGTATCCACCACAACATCTTCTTATCAAACTCTCAAGGCTGCAACCATACAAGGATTGCCGAGAAATGCAGGTGCTTATGATTATAATGCTCTTATTTCTGCAGATTACAGTCATATTTTATTCGCTGGCAATAGCAAGAGCATGGGACTGTCACAGACACGAGAAGGCAGTTGCACTTTTAACATCATAGACCCCAGCGGTGACATGACAGATAAACATGCATACGATTGGTCATGTGTGTACAACGGTCATCAATACTGGGCTGGTCTAACTACTGAAAATCGAATTTTCTTAGGTGGCTCGTGGACACAAGGCAACGGAAAAGGGGTTACCCCTGAATATGTTTATTTTGATGTTGCTGAGAGCATTAGCCGCGTGGAGCTTGGCACTAATCCAAGAAATATCTTTGTACCATTCCACACAAGGGGTAATTTTGCGACAATGTTTATCATAGGTGACAATACTGAATTATATGGCTTTGGCCATAACCCATATGGCTGGCTTGCAACTAATACCACAGCACCCAAAGCAACTGCAACATCTCTTGGCATCAGCGGTGTTAGAGACGTTGCTGCAAAAGGTGGCACTGTTCTTGTATTACAGAGCAATGGACAAATAAAAGCTGCTGGATATGGAGCAAATGGCGAAATGGGGGATGGTGGCAGAGCGCCAACTAATTCAACATGGCACACAGTGCAAAGTGATATTAACAAATATCCTTTAACAAATGTCTCAACAATTGCAATTGAAAGCGCGGATACTGGCGCTTCATGTTTTGCAGTGGACACAGGCAATACTCTATGGGCTTGGGGCACTAATATCTATGGGCAGCTTGGCAACAATACAACATCTGAATTAACGCGCGCGACTGTAGTAGCTAATAATGTTCACAAAGTTTATACTGGTGGTGGAGATTTTCCTAGCACATACTATGTGACAACAGATCGATTGAAGTTGTATGCATGTGGATACAATGGGTACGGGCAACTTGGCAATGGACTTGATGATGGCATCAGACGCAGCTTTATGAATGTATTTGATGCATCAAATTATGACAGTACAATAGCTACAGTTGCATGTGGTGGCACAAATAAATTCACAACAACACTGGTATTGCTTGAAAATGGAAGGCTGTTTGCAGCTGGTTATATGCCTGGTGCCAAGGGGCTAGGAGATCATAGAGGCTGGTTGGAGGTTAACCCACCATTTGACTATAAAAATAATGCCAAAACTGTAGATGTTGCAATCAATGGGGTTAGCAACGAATACACTATGTTTGCTATCAGCTCTGATGGCAATGTTGCAATTGCAGGGTTCAATAGATCACTAAAACTTGGATCCACAGTATTGCCTGATCAATGGATCCCATCCTGGACTCTTATAAAATAACAACTTAGACCTTTAAAGATTAAAGTCTTATATTAAATAATATAGTAATTCTATGAATTCTATGTGGGAGAACTTGTTAATATGACGCCTACGCCTACCCAGACGCTTACATCCACCCCGACAACTACACTTACCCCGTTGCCTACACGCACAGCTACTGTGACCTGGACACCAACTGTAACCCCAACCATTTCATACACAACAACATTTCAAGTTACTAACACACCAACCAACACAAAAACTGCTCGTCCTACACGGACACCCACTCCAACAATCAATACAACACCTACAATCTCTCAATTTTTTGAAAATGAACTGCTCTTTCGTACAGAAAACTTATTAAATTCGTCGTTTGCTGAACCATTCAGTCTGTACCGTCAAGCACTTGAATATCATATTGAAAGTAAACTCAATATTGTGCCTGAAATGCGTGCGTTTAGAATCAGACTCACAAACCATTGCCGCACATTGCATGTGGAACATAAAATTAAGGATAAATTTATTACCCTATTTACTAAGGATCTAAGAGATAAAATTAAATTTCCCCCTAGTGTATATCCTGTAATATCGTTCGCAAAACCACTTTTTGATCCAACAGATACAATGCTTAAAATTAAGAGTTTAAATTCAAATTCTTTCTTTACTGATGTGAAGTCGGAGTTTACTCCCACCCCCATGCCTACAATCACCCCAACAGAAACAAATCTTGTCATGACTGCCACCCCAACAAGTACACGACCACTTACACCAACACCAACTGTCACCGTTACATTAACTCCAGGATTGACAAGGACTGTTCCTCCACCAACTGTGACACCCACAGTAACAAGAACGTTGACAATGACACCTGGATTGACACAAACCTATACACCCACAGCCACACCTACACCTACAAATTCCAACACCCCCACTGTCACACCTACTGGGACACCAATGCGTACTGCCACCCCAACACCAACAGTGACAAAGACTTTGACCCCTACAAGAACAGCAGTCCCGACTCCAACAATAACCAAGACTGTCACATTAACACCCACACCAACCATGACAGTGTCACAAAGCCCAACACTTACACCTACAACCACATCTACTCTAACCATTACACCTACCATAACCATAACAAATACACCCACAGAAACCATAACAAGCACACCCACAGAAACACCAGCCTTTACATCTACCAACACTGCTACACCTACTCAGACACCAACATTAACTATCACAAGCACCACGACCCCAGAACCAACAGTAACAGGCTCACCCACCCCGACTCCAACACCTACCCCACCTGCAGACGTTATGTTCCGTGCAGGAGCAAATCTGCATGGCCAGGTTGGTATTGATGTACCACAACCTACAAATTCTAACACTCCAGATGTAACTGTTACACCGACAAACACACAAACCATAACATCATCACCTACACCAACCATAACATCCACATTGACGCCCACAGCCACAGTCACTGATACACCGGTCCCAACACCTACGCCATCTGTGACTTGCACTCTAACGCTCACTGTTACAGACAGTTCAACACCCACACAAACACCAACAGTAACAGTGACTCCAACACCTTCTGTAACATGTACTGTCACCCCAATGGAAGAGCTAGTAATTACTCCAACACCAACAGCATTTACTGATAGCTACATTGCTGGCCTCAATTTTATTGCTGCACAGGATTCAACAGTGCTTGGTTTGTACACAAGATCCAGTGATGCTGATCCGTTTGCCAGCTTCACAGGACCTAATGACAATACAATTTCATGGCAAATAATTTCTACTTCTTCATCAACGGACTTAAGTGCATGGGTATTGTTTGATGCGGCAAGTAATTCTAACTTATACTATAATGTTTCTGAAGTGTTTGATCCAGCTGAATGGAATTCGTTAACAGATAAAGGCAACCCGACTGTGGTAAATGTAACTGCACCAAGGGTAACCCCAACACCCACAGGGAGCCCTTAAATACAGGTGATTTATAAATGAATACTCTTGCTGTTCTATTATCTTCGAGCGTACCATATCTAGAGAACGAGTTTCTCAATGGTTATCTCTTTATTGATCCTGTTTATGAAGATCTAATAGAGTATCCTTTATCTGCCACAGGCGACAACATTGAAACATTATCTGGTGCCTATACAAAGAGAGCTAATGCTGGCTTATTCTTTCCATATGGGTATCCTATTATTGACACTGTTACATGGGTAGATTTACCATTATGCAAGGGTGACACAACCATCGTCTTCATGCCATCTGCACTTGAAGCTTCAACCTTTGCCATCTTAAAGATAGTATATAATTTCGGTGATGGTGAAATGACAGAGATTAATAAAGATATTATTGAGAATATTAATCAAGTTGATCCTAAGCAAGCCTTATCTCCAAATTATGTCAATGTATCACATTTATACAAACAAACAGGCAGCTACATAGCTACATATTCTCCTTCAATCAGTGTTATCAATGGTAACATGACACAGAATACTTTTAATTTTAGACTGTGTGTATTGCAAGACTCTCTTTATGAAATTGAAAATATACATCTTCTAGAAGCCAGACAATTACCATTCAGTCGTGTCAATAATAGAACTTATGAGAATGATTTGATGGTTTATGAGTTAAAGGGGTTAAATTATCTCTCTAATGTTACGATTTCTGATGAGATTGTCACGCCTACCCCGACACTTACAATAACAAATACACCTACCCTTACACCCACTATTACATTGACACGCACATTGACACCGTCCCTAACATTTACACCAACTATTACTCCAACCTTGACAATGACTGGTACAGTCACACCTACACGCACCATGACACCTACTGTAACACCTACAGTCACCATTACCCGCACTGCAGTGCCTACACAGACACCAACAACAACAGTCACAACAACACCTACTTTGACAAGAACACAAACTGTTACACCTACAATGACACGTACTATTACACCTACAATGACACCTACCAACACACTAACAGAGACACAAACACCAACTGTAACGCCTACAAATACAAAGACAAGTACACCGACACTATCACCAACAAGCACTGTCACAGTATCGGTCACAACCACAGTGACGATGACACCTACACCTACACCACCTGCAACGCCAACAGAAACCAATGCACCAACCAGCACACCTACCAATACACTTACAGAGACACTGACACCAACTGTGACCCCCACACCCACAGTCACAAATACAGTCACAGTGACATCTACCAACACACCTACAGAGACACCCACATCAACACCTACACAGACATTCACACCTACACAGACATTCACACCGACACAGACACCTACAGTTACAGATACACCGACGCAGACACCGACACTGACTATGACACCCACTGCGACACCTACACCTACAGTTACAGATACAGCCACACCTACGCAGACAGTGACACCTACAAACACACCCACACTGACCATGACACCTACCCCACCTGCAGACGTTATGTTCCGTGCAGGAGCAAATCTGCAAGGTCAAATTGGTGTAGATATACGTGCTGTGACACCGACATCAACGCTCACACTAACAGTGACACCTACCAACACGCCTACAAAGACAGTGACACCTACCAATACACCTACACTGACTAATACACTTACTCAGACCATGACACCTACACAGACACCCACAATCTCGCAGACTGCCACAAATACACCTACCAACACTGTCACAAATACAGTCACAAACACACCTACTAACACACTCTCCAACACACCTACGCTGACACTCACAATTTCACCCACACAGTCACCCACACTTACCCCAACACTAACACAATCAACCCCAGTAGAATAACCATAAGCTAAATAAATACTATTATGAACCAGCCATTTGAAACAAACTTTCTAGCAAACACTGGATTATGGGATTCCATTGATGGCAGTGTATATCATACATTAGCTATTGATTCAATTGATAGACTGCATGGTACTGGATCCAATGATCTACGCAATCTGCAAGCAGATGTTAGATTAGATAATATCGGCGTAATTACCACATCAGAAAATTTTGTTGGCAGTCTGCTGGGTTTAGATGCTACTCCTTCAACCACACACTTTTATCTGGTCAGTTCCTTTAGTCTCATACCACAAGTTTCATCCACAATGTATCAAGATGTTACAACAGCACGAACTGCAACACCATTTTTCAATAAAGTCGCCTGCGGACTAGTACATTCAGTCGGACTTGCTGGTACAACCATGTATGTCACCGGGTACAATGGCCAAGGTCAACTTGGCCTTGGTCCTAATGTGCTGAGCACATCAATGTGGACACCCATCACAGGTAACTGGATGGATATAGCTGCAGGCCTTCTGCATACAGCAGCTCTAAGCAGCGACGGTACATTGCTATGTACTGGTCTCAATCAAGATGGTCAGTGTGGGCAACCAACAACTGAACCAACTCTCAATATATTTACACCAGTAAGAAATACTCGAGTATTTTTAACTGATAATTCTGTACCAATCACACCACCGAGATTCAATAAAGTTCATTGCGGTGGATATCACACCATTACCTTGTCTGCTGCTGGCCCTGCAAGTTCCTACAACATGTTTACAATGGGCAATAATCTCAGTGGACAAATTGGTTTAGGTGTTGGCATATCTAATACCGCGTATCTACAGGGTGATACAAGCAATAAAAATTGGGCAGCTGTAGCTACAAAACATGTGCATTCCTTGGCACTTGATAATACCGGTAAAGTATACAGCACAGGTTACAACAATAGAGGACAATTAGGTACAAATGATACCACAACACGCTATGTCTGGACCGATCTCGGCACAAGCAATCCTTGGAACACATTGTCCATCAAATCAATTGCTGCAGGATATGAGCATTCCATTGTTATTGATGCAGAGAATCATGCATATTCGGTTGGAAGAAATCTAGAAGGTCAGCTTGGAAATAACGGTGATTTTAGTGAACAAGAAACTGCATGGCAAGTGCTTTCCGGTTCATTTAAAGCAGCTTATACTGGCGCTTTCACTTCTTTCTTAATATACGGGCCATATTTAGGTTCTATTAGATAATTAGAGCTTCTTAATAAATAATTCTATGGTTGTTAAGGAGTTCACGCCTGCTACATTTAAGCCGCTATCTGCTGTATATACACCTGATCCAACAGTCAAGTTTAATGAACGCATATTCTTTAGCGAGAATAATGTAGCATTTCCGTTGAATCAGGTTTTTTATAAATCAAACGATAATGCTATTAATAATTTTTCCAATTTGTTTCTAACACGAAACGACTCAATTGGGAGCAACATATATGTTGAGAATTTAAAACCATTGCCTGATGAAGGGTTTTCAACATATCTCGTTGCAAATGCATTACTAGGCATCAATGTCTTCTCGCGGTACTGGGTTGTCGATGAACCTGACATTGATATAAAAACCGCGACAATCTCACTCACCGGAAGATCTGAATACATTGATAACAGATACTTTTTCGACATAACACTCCTTGACGATAAGTTTTGCAAAATTTCCCATGAAAATTTTAATATTACAAGATATCTAACAGTTGACTATTTGGGTAATTTGATATTTTGTAAAGATTCACAGTCTGATTATCTTGGTCGATACAGTCCACAAATATTTTACTACTTGTATGATAGAGATTCTGATTACATTGTAATATATAAAAATGTTAATGATATCGCAAAATACTTGACAATAAATGAACAAGACAATCTCGTTCTGACTGACCCCGTCACAGGCTTTGCAGTGCCGTTTGATTTAAAATCAATTTTTAAATGCATTCAACGCTCTGATCCAGCAAATGTATCGAAAATATATGACTCATGGGTAAGTTATGAGAAAACATTTAAAACAAACTCGACAGAAATTAATGACATAAACAGTTATGATGATCTTAAATCAAACCTTCTTGTTAACAGTGAATTCTACGGTATTACAGGAAACGAATTGCCAGTTAATATTTTATCTCTTAAAAATACATTTACACCAGATCATTTACAGGCCAGAAATGCTCCTTTTTATGATGAAGACCTTGTTAATTTCAGAGACTATAAGAAAATCTTTTCTGGCTCTCGCCAAAACTATGGTAATGATAATATTTCTTTTAGCTTTGAGACATTCTCAACAAAAATCTTAATTAAAAATGATAAAATAACTTATTTCCATATGCCTACTGACACATATCCGTTTGATCGAATCAATATTCGTGATGCGGGGTTAATTGAGGCAGGTGCAACTGCTGCTGATCATCCACTTAAATCAGATTTAATATTTAAAAAGCGCGGAGATTACAAAAACTCTTCATATTTTGGTGATTCAATTGATGAACAGACAGGTGATTTCTTATGTAGCTGGCTTTCAGGCAATGGAGATATTAATGCGCGACCCATATGGGTGGATAGGTATTACAATCCTAAGAAAGTTTCTTTCTATAATGCTCTCACAGCAGATAATTTTAAAGCAATGTATTATGTACAGGAATTTGATTGCCGATTGGAAAAAATACCAGCTGCACAATATTATGATGTATTTGATGTACCGTCAGCAATGGTATTTGAACCTGGTTGCTATTATGCATACTATAAGATTGGTCCACAGGGAGTAACGCAACGCATCAGCTCATTAAAAAATAATTTAATACAACGCAATCTTAATAACTTCAAAACCACAAATAACATTGATGTATTTGAAGTAATTGAACCAGATACAGAGTATGTGTTTGATGGCAATCGATACAGTGTAACAGAAAGCCTCTCAACAATTGGTGAAAGTTCAGAATTCACACTCATTTTTGATCTGTATAACAACGATTGGTCAAAGCCTTTTGGCAATCAAATCATAGGCAATCTCGACAAATATGGCTTTAGCGTATACAATTATGTACCGAATACTTCATTATTATTCTTAGCCAGTAATAATGAACTCAACATAACTAATACTGATTTTAAATCTCTGCGCAAAATAACGTTTGATACACCTATCAAATACATATTTAAAACTCACGATTTTACTGACTATCATATTCTTTTTGAAGATGGTAGTATTAAGAAATACAATGCTAACAATGTTCATGTCACAACAAAAAGCATCTATGGCAATACAACAGACATAAAAGATTATGATACGTATGGTCATATAGTTTTAATGTTATCAGCAAATGACAGCGGACCATTAGGCAGACAAGGCAGAACAGCAATTGATGTGCAAGGTTATAATCTACTTACTGATGAACAGTATGACAACCTAACTAAGAATTATAATTCTATACGCTTTGTCCCTGGTTTGTCGTTTACAAGAAATATTTCAAGCGCTAATACAATTCACGCCGCTACAGTTCAAGAAAGCGATATACTTTTCATAACTGATGGTGATAAAGCAGAGAGACGAGGAGAGCAGATCTATTATCTAAAAGATAACAGTATTATGTACTGGAATCTAAGTACAAATAATGTGCAACTAGTTCATTATGCAAAAACAATAGATGATTTTAGTATCGATTTAGATGGGTATATTTGGGCTCTTGATAATAAAACTAATTATCTCAAGATTGATCCTAGTACTTTTACAGTAATGTTTTCTGGTATCTTTCCTAGTGAATACAACAATCAAAAAATTAATTTTATTAGCGAATTTGAAAAGAGCGATGTAAACAATAGAGCTGTATTCACAAGAGCAAATAGCTTAAGCTCCAATATAATCGAGTATGTTATAATGCCTGTGCACAGCAACGCATACACCACAACATACATGTCAGGCATGACAGGATCATTTGGTAAGATAACAAACAGTGAGTATATGCGCGAGTATATCCATGATTATTATCCAGCAAGCACTCTGATCATCAAAGCAGTGGTCGCCACATACAATAATTATAATGATATTATTCTGCCAGAGGTTAAGTTTGACTTGACACAACTGGACCCTGGGTATCATAATTTTGCCATAAGATTCAACTGCAATATTGGTCAACTTGATCTGTTTGTCAATGGCATGACAACAAACACAACACGGTTTATGCCAGCAAAATATACCATGAAAGAGTTTATTCATAAACCGTTTCTTGTGGGGTCATCGAGTGCTGCTTATTCTGTACCACTTTTTAAATATCTCAAGAAAAATACTAACTTAGCAGAAGGAATAAAGCTTAAAAATTTTTATCTGTACAATAAAGCACTTCTTACATATGACATTATTAACCATTCAAAAGTAAACATGAAGATTAGAGACATTAATTTCCATGTTCCATGTGGTAAGAAGAATTTTGTTGAAGAAATAGAGAGATTTTTCAAGTTTAACATACCTGGTCACAAGGCTAATGTCATTAATCTTAATATCAATAATAGTAGAATTACAGATACTGAACTTAAATCTGATTTAGAAGCCAAGATTCGTGTGATAGCAAGTAAATTGATACCCGCACATGTTAAGTTAAATACAATTAACTGGAGCAATTAAATGAGAATCTATGAAAAAGTTAAAAGTTCTGGCCTATTCTTTGATAGATATATTAATAAACCATTAATACTTCCAAATTTATTTGAAGACATAAAAATACCTGTCAATGAAACTGTTACGGCAGATTCAATTAATGTCAGGCTTGATAAATTATATGAAAATTTAGTTTATTTGTATGAGCATGCACGTATTGCTTCAAACGTTGTACCAGTATCATGCATAGCCATAGCCGGGTTGAGTGCATACCCCAGACAAACTCTTACTGTCACGCAGACACCTACTATCACACCCACAATGACACAGACACACACAAATACACCGACAACCACACCTACAGTCACAGTAACAAGAACTATTACTCCAACACCAACTCGCACTCCCACCATTTCATTGACACAATCTGTGACACCAACGCAGACTGTAACACCAACACAGACTGTAACATTGACTAAAACTGTAACTCCTAACATTACACCAACATACACACCAACACTCACAGTAACAAGGACACAGCAACCATCAAGAACACCAACACCGTCCATTACAAACACAACAACACCCACCTTGACGCGCACACCAACTGTCACGCCAACGAAGACACCACCTTTATTGACACAGACACCAACCAACACACCAACTTTGACACAAACAATCACACCCACCATGACGTTAACTGTTTCTGTGCCTCTGGAGTTCATTGACATAGAGATCGGATCTTATGGTACCCTAACTCTCAATGTGAACTTGTTTGAATACATGATGGCGAAGCTTAACAGAAAAGCCGATTCATTTGTCCGTCCAATCATGGCAACATTCTACAACAGAGGTGTCATTGGTGGCATAAGAGGAGGTGGCCCTGCACTACGCACTGGTGTTGGCTGGCCTGTTGGTAGCGAAATAACATTGATTAATCCTCAAGTAGTAGGAACTCAGCGAGCTCAACCACAAATGTCTGTATACAGCAAGCCAACCAATGGTGCAACTAATTATTGTGCAGAAAATGGTCAAGCAGGCAATACGAACTACCCTGCACAAGGTCTTATTGTTGGTTATGGACAAGACAGTTCAAATGTTCAAAATGGACTGGCCACAGCGTTCTTGTACGGTAAATGCCGTTCATCACGCTTAGATAATGTACTTTCAGATTGGGAGAAATATTATAAGATCAACGGAACCTCTGTTGACAATGCTGGTGACGCCATACATCTTGATTATAATCTAAAAATTATCAATGATGGCATCATAGCCGGTGGAGGAGGACGTGGAGAAATGAATGATACCAATTATTGGTGGGATAAATTTGAAAATAAAGACGGTGCTTCTTTGGTTGGAGGTGCTGGCGCTGGTGCCGCCAATGCTAGAGGCATTAATTTCTGTGTGTCTAACACTGCATGGAAGAGTACACAAGCTTGCTCTGACAAAGCAGTTGAACGAGGCGGGACAGCATGGACTGAGTGTTATAATTACTGGTTAAATAATGGTTGTCAACCACAAACATGTGGCGTACTGCAAGAACAACAGAACAGTTCATGGCTAATTGGCGCCACATGCGGTGAATTTTGTTATGGAGCTGGAGATGGTGGTAGCATAGGTAATTGGGGCTATGGACAAAACAATACCGGTAGTGCTGGTGAACCAGGGTATGCATGCAGAACCAACGGATACACCTATTCCTTCATAGGTGGCGACCACAGATATTTTCATGGTGGCGGAACAGGAAATCAAAACCCACTAGCAGCAAATTATCCAAAAATGGGGAGAGTTTTAGACATATGAGTTTAGATTTTACCGGCGTACAGAATTTCTCGTGGCTAACAACACTCAGTACTAGTGAATACCTGCCACTTCGCGAAGGGTTTTATGATAATCTTGATGACATTAACGTAATAAAGTTTATTAGAAATGATACTGGAGATAGATTGTATATTGCAACATCTAAGGGCAATGATATTTGCATCTTTGAATCACCATTCGATCTATCATCCATGACACTCGTACTAAGCACTAATGAAATTTTTACAAATTCAAATACATTCTTCAGTAATATCACAGCGTTCAATGTTATTGGTGATAATTTTTATGTTCTTGATGCTGGTACCTCACAATTGCACTCTTATAGTATAAGAGGGTTTACAACAGAAGACAACACACTCAAACATAAACTACTCTATATCAATACAATTGGCGATACCGGTAATTTTTCTGATAAAACATCGTTTAATTCACCAAGAAGTTTCTGTACACAAGACAGATCCCTGCTTGTGCTCGACTCTTCAAATAACTGCATTAAGAAATTTGATGAGAATTTAAACTGGCAGTATACATACCTGTTAACAAAAGATTTTCTTTCTGCATATCCAATCTTTATTAACACAACTAACGATGGAGTTGTATGTGTGATAACAAGCAATCAAAAATTATTCATGTACGAAGATAATTTTAACAATAAAGTGGTTATAGATATAAAAGAGTTAACATATGACATGCCACCCAATGAATACTTCAAACAAATTACCTTCTCTCCATCTGACAGCAGTATATGTTATCTAATCACAGATGATAACATATACAAAAAATTTACAAATTACCCATTTTATACTATTGGCAAGTATTTATTTTATCTCTTTCAATACAACACCACAGAAAAAATCAGATGTTTTGATTCAACAGGCATTGCTGGTCAAGATTATAACATAATGTTTTCTAAGGATCAGAACGACGCTGGTAAGTTCAGTTTATTTTACGATAATATTAATCTGTTTGACGTTCTTGCTGTACCAGATTTTGATGTGTATACCAGTGATGACATCCACATCGGTGAAGATGAGTATGTACAAAATTGGGTTATTAACAAAGCTTTAGCTAAGCTTTTGATCAATCACATGAGATTTCGCGACCAAATAACAGGAAAATTTCTGCAGCTTAAAGATAATAAGGGCAATTATCTGTTTAAAGGCACACGTTATTTCAATGAGAAAGAATTACAGCAATTGATATATCAACAGGACATAGAAAACTTCATTGGTGAGAATGAATTAGTTACAAATTTCGTAATGAATAGAGTGCTGAAACGCATATATGACATACAGCAATTGTTATTAAACGCTCTAACTGTTGAAAACTACCTAAATACGACACAAGGCTTTGTGAAAAAGAGTGTATCTCAAGGCACTCCAGCAACTATACCTTCATAATTTTTATTGTAATCTACAGTAATTTAATAAATAATTGTAATGGCTACAGTTTCCATAGCTAAGATAAAGATAAGAAGAGGTACTGATTATGAGAGAAAGCTTATTATTCTTGATAATGGTGAACTTGGATATGTAACGGATCCACCTTCCAGGCGGCTTTTCGTAGGCGACGGCGCTACACCTGGAGGTAACCCAGCAGGAATGAAGCTTTACACAGGTCGTATTGATCAACTGACTAACAACCCTACAATTCAAGTAGGCGATCTTCTATATGATCAGAGCACCAGTCGTTTGTTTGCTTTAACTGGCTACAACGAAAATTTATTTCCTGATTACAACAACAGACAAGCATATACACAGTTATCGCCACAAACAGACGAAACGACATTGACATATCCAATGGGAAGTCTTTTGAGAGTCAAAGAAGTGGGGTTAAGTGCCATACATATTTCTAATAATCTGTTTGATTTTGACAATGGCATAGCTCGCACTGACGAGGGCTCATCAATCCGTGTGAGTTATGATGGCATATCATTGAAAATTAACAATGAAAAGAAACTTTATGTAGATATATCTGCCCTAAATACAAATGTTCTTGGATACTTCAATCCCGGACCAGGAAGGCTTTACATTAACCCGCAAACAAGAGCTTTAACAGTAGGAGTATAATACAATGGCCGTAGAAATTACAAATGATACAGTAGTAAAGATAATTGTTCGCCGTGGACAAGAATCTGAGCGATTAAAAGTGATCTTATCAGAAGGTGAAGTTGGTTATACTGTGGATCAGGCTCGTCTTTACGTTGGTGACGGAGTCACACCTGGTGGTCATGTTGTTGGCCAGCGTAATTTTGGACCAGTACCAGTGCCCGGTGAATATATACCCTTCTTAAGGGACGGTGATTTGATTTACAATTCAAATACGAAAGATTTCTTAAGTTATCAAAAAGGTGCTGGTTTATATTCCTTGCAGCCACAGCCGTATGCGGGAAGTATCGAACGTGGCTATACTGGTGAGTTCCGAGTTGCTGCTGCTCTGCTTGGACCTGCTTTTTCTCTGGCATACCGTGACAGTGGTACAATCACACCATCTTCAATTACAAAAACATACAATCAAATAGATTTTGACTCGCGCTACATGTCTCTCAGCGCACCGTATGGCAGTGTCTACATTGGAAATGTACACCGCCGCACAGTAACAAACAATTTAAGTGCAAAGCTCAATGTACAAGAAAATATTTTTGTAAATAGCAACTCAAACAGTTATCAGTTGCAAATGTATGGCTATAATGCCAAAGCATTGGGTACAACTATTGATGCTATTAGTGGTAATTTCCACATTCGTGGCACAGACGACCTCACCTTACGCGCCGGGCGTTTGAGTTTCACGGAGCAGCCTCAGTTTACCATCACACAAGGTGGATTTATTGCCTTAAATCCAACTGCACCATTTCAAACATATCCAAATGCAGGGTTAAAAGTGTATGGAATAACAAGGCACCATGATGATACCTTTGTTGATGGCATGCTTTCTGCTACTGAAATTCTAGCTGACGATGGTACCATTAATAACAACTTCACTATCCATGGCAATCTCTCAGTTCTTGGTACAACGACATACCTAGATACAACTGTGACAACAACCAGTGCTCTTAGTGTGCTCAATTACAATGAGAACATGTGCGCCATGCTTGTACGTCAGGGATCACCGACAGCTAATCAAACATTAGCGAGATTCGAAAGCTCTGCTGGTAATAATCCTGTGGTATCAATCAAAGACGGGCCATATTTTGGCTTCAATACCGATCCACAACAAACATTCATACAAGGATCTGACACAGCAAACTTCTGTGTGTCAGGTAGCTTCTTCATTTCACCAAATCCACAAGTAACAAACAGCAGAGTTATCATTAGAACTGGTCTTGCAGGTTCAATCAATCTGCAGTGTGCAGGCAACAAGGTTGTACTCAATAATGATCAACGTGGTTTAGAGTTAACAGGCAATTTTAAAGCTACTGGTAACTCCGAAATTCAAGGCAACGAGACTGTTCTTGGAAATATGACAGTTTATGGTACAACAACACTAGGCAATGCTGCTGAAGACAGCGTTGTTGCCAATGGCATTGTAACAGCGACATCAAATGTATCTATTTACGGCACAACCACCTGTTATAGCCCCGTCACAATTCAATCTTCACTTGATGTGCGTGAAACAAGTTATCTTGGAGCTGATGTTGCAGATCAATGCATTGTGACTGGCACTCTCATCACCCGCGGTGCAGGTACAACAAATATAGGTGGCAATTTAACAGTCGCTGGGCCATCAGAGTTCACTGGCGCAGTTAGAGTAAAAAATAACATTACTATTGACAATACAATGTATGCTGGTCAAGGCAGAGTGTATGGGAACATGGTGGTTGATGCACAAATTCAAGCTAATACTGGCAGCATTACTGGTCTCCTGCAGTCTGGTAGTCTCACAAGCATGGGCAACGTAAGCTTGGGCAGCTCAGTAAATGCAGTAACAGTTAATGGCAATTTAAATGCCACAACTGGCAGAATTACAAGTTTAAATTTAACTGTTAACAATCTTGCAACTATAAATTCTCTTGGTGTCAATACAACTGCTAATATTGCTGGTGCAACTACTATTGGTGGTGCAGTCACAATTGCTAGCACTGCAAATATTAGTGGTGCAACTACCATTGGGGGTATATGCTCAATTGCTGGTAGCACAGGTATTGGTGGTGCAGTTACAATCGCCGGTGCCACAGGCATTAGCGGTGCACTAGCCACTGAATCATCCACAAGATTTGGATATAATGGTGGTAATTCACCTTGTATTATACATGGTGATACAACAGTCAATGGGTATCTCAATGTAAAGTATGATGTCACAGCATATTCAACATCAGATATCAAGTTAAAGAAGAACATCAGATGCATTGACAGTGCACTTGACAAAGTTGAAAAGTTGAGAGGCGTTAATTTCGAGTGGAACGAGAATTCTGAAGTCTTTACAGGCAAGGATATTGGTTTAATTGCACAAGAAGTTGAAAACATTTTGCCTGAAATTGTTGTAACACGAGATACTGGCTACAAAGCCATCAGATATGAAAAAGTAATTCCGCTGCTAGTAGAGGCCATCAAAGAGTTGCGAAAAAAAATCAAGGAATAATTTATGCCTAATCCTGTTAATTTAAGTCTCAATTTACTTAAGACAGCTACAGGGGCAGCTACCCGTTCTCTTGCTGCATGCAATGGTGGTTCTGCAGCTAATATTAAAATGTCTGACTTTACTATTCAAAGTGTTGGTAATCTCACCATAAGCAATGAAAATCCTGCATATGGTGAAGTGGTTACTGCGACTTTAGCGTTTGGCGGTGAAGGAGCACGCTTCAATCGCATTAAAACATATACAAACAACTACACTTGGACAGCACCTGCAGAATTTACTGCAATTAGTGACAGTGGATACACAAGATCATGGAGAAATGATTATAACCCTCAAGGGCAAGCTTGTTCATCACAAGCAAGCAGAGCTGTAACTGTCAAATTCAATGATGGTGGTTACAACAGCGCAGCAACCGGAAACTTTAACACCACATTAACCAAAGCTGTAACACTAAAAACACCACCAAGACCTGTTATTAATGTGGTACTTCTCACATCACCACCGCGTCCTTGTGTTGGTGGAGCGTTTCCTACATGGTATTGTGTTGGGGGCAAAATTAAAATCAATGTTGACATGGGATCATATGGTGGTGTTGTTGCCACAAGTGCAACTATTTACAGAAATGGTGCAGTACACTCAACCATTACTTCAAATCGAGATGTTGAGATTGGTGGCCTGACTGCAGGCACCTCTCATAACATTCACGTTGTTAATAATTTTGGTTGCCGCGATGCAAATAACTTGGCCACTGTCACAGTGCCAGCATACATATACCCTTAATCGGTAGATTTTATCATTCATAGAATTATGTATACATAAGATGGTACAGATTTTTTCTCAATTTGAAGAAGTGCTCAAGTCATTCAAAGTAGGGTCCATTGTTCGTGGCATATACACAAAAGACGATAAAGAATGCTTTAAATTCATACAAAAAACAAAAAATGGCTTTGCAGATTGTATTACCCGCACGCCGATTACTGACTTATCACAATTCCCGCGCATTGATTACATAAAGACAAAGCCTAGTATTATAAAATATTTCCGGAAGTTGTACTACCAAGGCAAATATAGTAATGATTTTGAGTTCACTTACACCATAGAAAACAATATCATAGATGGTTCTCTGTATATTTTAAGATTTTTTAACCTCACAATTGAGGAATTGTATCGGGACACACCAGATGTAATTAAGACTGTTGCTCAGAAGTGGGGAAAAGTGGTCAATAGATACATTAAAGACAAGAATCTTGTTGATAAGATGGTGAGAGAACTAGAACAGTTGGACAGTCTCAATCTTATCTTTTCATATTGGCCAATAGAAATTAATGATGACGTCAAGCCACCCTTTTGGTTGAGCGATCTTTTCGTTTTTCGGTATTTTGAGAATTTGCAGTACTATAATACTTTTAAAATTAAAGATCTTTTGCTAGCTGATTATGAGAAGCCAAATGAACCTGCAGTATTGCCACTTCGCGAAGCTGTTAAAGTGCGAGTTATGGAGAAATTTAACGAAGCCACACAAATTTTAAATGATGAATTGAAGTCTGCAAGTGAGGTTTCAGATGATGATAGCATATTTGAGATTAATACTGTATTGGATATGTTCAACAAAGAGATGAACAGTTTAGATGACATATTAATCAAAAGAAATACTGTGAATTCGCTTCTAAGTTATTGGCCAGAATTGTTGTTCCCTGCACCTAAATATGTTAAAATATGAAATTTTTCATGAAAACAGTAGATTTTAACTAATAAAGATTATAAATACTTACATGACAGATCAAGAACTAAAAGATATACTAATTGAACATGCAGAAGAATGGAGCGCTCTTGCAGGTTATGCAGCATCTCGTAACTCCGATGCTCTTGCCCTTGTCAAGAGTAATGCTGGGTTTGTTCCTTTTGACTTGGTTGATCTGGACCGTGATGGCATGATCAGCTTTACAGAATGGAATGCTCAAGGGCATCCTTTTTGCCATGGCAAGTTCAACGATATAGTACCTGAAAAATTCTACACCAACACAACTGAAGTCTTTGGTAGTGCAGAAAAAGCCTATACATATAAACATTATGCTTATGAGCTCTTCTGGCATCTCGGTACTGATAGCACAAGTGATCTCATTAACTCCACACAATATAGCACTGTGCTAAGTAATCTAGGCAATCTCATTACAATTAATGAAGATCGGTCTGTTACTTATAAAGGTAATAACCCTGTGAAAGCTGCTGCTGTTGATCTTTTTAATACAAAGGTCCGTGCATTATTTACCTAATAGAGCAACAGGGTTCTAATCCGTATGATTAGTGGGTTTACGCTCGGTGAA